AAAAAAGCCCCTGCAACAACTATTGACCATGATCCACCGATTGACACCTTCCCAGCTCCAGAGCTTTGGGTTGGTACTCTAAGACCTGCGTGCGCACATTGCAACTATTCAAAGGGGGCGATCTATGGCAACAAAAAAAGAAAAGCCGTCAAAAACAGCCGTAAGTGGTAAAGCTGCACATGGCAGACATACAGCTGCAATGATCAACGCTTTGAAGGGGCGCAAAGATATTGATGGTGTAACACAGGTAGCCTTATTAGGCTTAGCTACAGCTTGGGATCTTATTGAGAAGACCGGCGAGAATACGCACACCATCCCATCCATATCCAGAGAGCTTAGAGAGATCTGGACTTATTGTGGCTTGCCAGAGGCAGATGACATTTTTAAGTAAGTGTCCACCTAGGTGGGCATCACTGAGAGATGAGAGCTGTAAAACAGATGGCGACAATATGGCTATTGTTGCAGAGCTGTTAGGTTACAGTTTATTTGAGTGGCAACGCTATGTGTGTGATGTAGGTTTAGAAAAAGACAAGTTAGGTCAATACAAGTACCGAACTGTTGCAGCTCAGGTTAGCCGGCAGTCAGGTAAGTCAAAACTTATTGAAACGCGTATTGCTTATGAGTTATTGCAATCTAAAAGACATGTTGCCTATACAGCTCAAGATCGCAACATGGCTAAGGTCAAATGGGAAGAACATTTACTAAGCTTTATGATGTCACCAAAGTTTTCAAAGCGTATTGCAAGAGTAAGCAAAACAAATGGCAATGAGAAGATCTACATGCGCAATGGATCTACTTATGGCATTGTTACACCTAATGACAAAGGCGCACGCGGCCTCAGTCTTAATCTTATGGTAATTGATGAGGCACTTACGCATCCATTGTCTTTGATAGCAAACCTACAACCTACCTTGGCAACAAAGCGCAATGGTCAGCTTTGGATTATGTCTAATGCCGGCAGACCCGGAGAGTCAGAGCTGTTAGAGCATTACAGGGAATTGGGTCACCGAGAGATAGCAGATCCTACAAACAAACTAGCTTGGTTTGAGTGGTCACCTTTGTCAGATGATTTTGACTATATGGATCAAGATGTGTGGTATCAGGCAATCCCATCTTTGCATGAAGAAAAGGGTGTATTACTTGAAGCTGTAAAAGAGGCATCACAAACAAACAGCCCAGAGATCTTCACAAAAGAGTGGCTCAATGTTTGGCCGGCCAAAGATGCAGTGCAGGTTATAGGTACAGAGTTGTGGGATGGCCTAGCTAGGACTGACATTATTCTTGGCAACAATGTGGTTTTTGGTGTTGATATATCTAGGGAACGCGATAGAGCTACTATTGCAGTATCAGGTCAAGTCTTAGGTTATACACCTGTTGAGCTTATAGAGTCTAAAGAGGGTACATCATGGGTATTGCCAAAGCTTGTAGAGCTGTGTAAAAAATACAAGACTAAAGTAGTCATAGACACAGGCTCACCGGCAGCTTCTCTTATAGCGGAGCTGCAAAAACAAGAGATAGGTGTCATGGCCATACATCTGCGTGATTATGCAAGAGCATGTGGATCTTTCTATGATGCAGTACAAGCTAGAACAATTTGTCATATAGATGATCCAAACTTAAGAGCTGCAATCATGGGATCAACAAAAAGACCATTAGGTGACTCATGGGCTTGGAATAGACAAAGTACAACAAACATCACGCCACTTGTAGCGGTAACACTGGCACGCTATGGAGTGGTGACCAAAATAGAGGATAGACCAGTGGCAAGGAGTAAGATGTACTAATGAAATACTTATCAACCATATTACAAGTTTCAGGATCTTTACTGTTAGTCTTAGGTGTCGCATCTATTAACTTGATTAGTGCAGTATTATTAGGCGGCGTATTTCTAATTTTATTCGGCATTGCTTTAGAGGTCAGAGGTAAATAATGCTTGGCAAGCTACTTAAGAGGCAGATACAACCCGGCATTGCTTATACGGCATCTGGCTATGTAGATTCACTTGGTAGAGTTGGCAGATTTTTTGAAGGCAATTATGCAGGTACTTATGTAGATGGCCGAACTGCATTAGGCATACCTGCAATCTATCGCGGTATCTCACTTATTGCAGATGCTATTGGCGCATTAGATCTTTGCGCATACCGCAATGGTCAAGAAATTATGCCTAAGCCAAATATTTTAGCGCGGCCTAATCCAACAGAAACACGCATGGAAACAATTTCTGCAATGGCCGCTGGTCTTTTGATGGATGGTAATTATATTGCAGTGTTAGGTGAGCCGGGAGCTAATGGCTATCCCGACAGTCTTTATCCTGTTGCACCTGATCGCGTACAAGTTACAAGAGATAAAGGTAGAATTGTATATCGCATTGATGATAAAACTTATGACAGATCCGAAATATTCCACATTAAAAATTTTACTATGCCCGGTGACATTGTAGGTAGAGGTATTTTAGCTGTAGCAAAACAATCATTAGGAAAAGAAATTGCTATCAATGAATATGCTGCAAGATACTTTGATGGCGGAGTAAATCCAACAGCTGTAATTAAATCAGCTAATCCAGATCTTACAAGTGAGGAAGCGGATGCTCTTAAGTCTGCATGGATGTCAATGTACTCATCACGCAATAGATCACCTGTAGTTATGAACGCATCCACAGACTTTGAGGTGTTAAGTAGTAACGCAGCTGAAAGCCAATTAGTAGAGGCACAAACAGCCGGACTTACAGAGGCCGCAAACATCCTTGGAATACCGGCCTACTATCTAGGCGCACCAAACAGTAGCCGCACCTATAGCAATGTTGAAGAAGAAAACTTACAGCTGATCAAGTTTTCAATTCAACCCATAGCCGAAAGAATAGAGGCTGCTTTTTCAGATTTATTAGTGCGTGGACAGACTGCTAAATTTAAGTATGATTCTATGTTAAAGACAGATACAGCTAGTAGATATGCGGCTTACGCAACAGCATTATCAAGCGGATTTTTAACTGTGGATGAAGTCAGAGAGAGAGAAAATCTTGAATCAATGGATTATGAGGTCGGCGAAAATGATGTTGAAACAGATGCAACCGCACAGATACAAGAGGTAACTGACAATGAGCAATGACATAGAAAATAGGCGTTACAATGTTGAGTTTGAATTACGCCTTGCAGATGGTGATGGGCGCACTATCTATGGCATGGCAGTCCCATATAACAAAGAGCAGCGTATAAATAACACCATCACTGAGATATTCAGAAAAGGTGTTTTTGCAGATGTAATCCGCGCCCCTCACAGAGTAAAACTTTTGCGCGGCCATGGAGAAAATAATGTGCTAGGTAGAGCCACACTCTTAAAAGAAACAGATGAAGGTTTATATGCAGAGTTTAGAATTTCCAAAACAAGAGAAGGTGATGAAGCTTTAGAGCTAGTAAGAGATGGCGCACTAGATCAATTGTCTATTGGCTTTATGCCAATTAAAAACCGCAAAAGACCAGATGGTGTCATGGAGCGTATAAAGGCTCATTTAGCAGAGGTATCACTTGTAACCTTTGGAGCTTATGGCGATATGGCCGCAGTTGCCGGAGTGCGACAAGGTGCACCTCAAATAACACCTAGACTAGATGAAGCTAGGAAGATATTAGATGCCATACAGCGTAGTAAGTAATCATCCAGACTGTGAAGGTTTTGCAGTAATCAAAGATGAAAACAATGAGCTAATAGGCTGTCACAAAACTCAAGCTCAAGCTGAGGATCAATTGACAGCTGTAAACATTGCAGAGTTTGGCAAAAGAGAGTTACCTGAAAACTATAGACCGGCATCTAGTGAAGATGTGCCAGAGGGTCGCAATTGCGCAAACTGTTATTTTTATCAGGCAGGTTATTGCAGTTTGTGGGAAGCCAATGTACAGGCAGATTATTATTGCAACAGATGGGCGGCTCAAAATGAAGCTAGAGCTGAGAGTTTTACACCTACAGCTGCCATGAGGACAGAGGCACAAAGAGGACTTGATTGGCGTAGAGAGTTTGGCAGAGGTGGTACTGAGATAGGTATTGCTAGAGGTAGAGATATTGCAGGTGGCAAAGACTTACCTTTAGACACAGTTAATCGCATGGTGTCTTTTTTTGCAAGACATGAGGTAGATAAACAAGCTGAGGGCTTTAGTCCCGGAGAAGATGGCTATCCATCAAACGGCAGAATTGCGTGGGCATTATGGGGCGGTGATGCCGGTAAGTCTTGGGCAGAAAACATAGCAAACCAAGATAGAGATTATGATAAAGACAAAAATAAAAAGCCTAGATACAACACAGCTGTACAAATATTACAAAACTTAAAAAAACAGATATAATATAAAGAGTAGAACACCTGACCCTGTATTGCAGCGAGTCACACCTTCTCACAAACCAAACTAATTTATAGGAGAAAAATGTCAAATACATTTCTAGCCTCTCTGCGTGAGAAGCGTGAAACAAAGACTGCTCTTATTTCATCAACAGTAGAGCGTGCAGCCGAAGAGCTACGCGATCTATCAGAGGTTGAACTTGCCAATGTAGAGGCACTAAACCTTGAAGTAAAAAAGTTAGATGAAAGAATTGAGCAGATGTCAGATATTGAATTGCGCAATCAAAAGGCTGCTGATTTAGCTGCCAAAGTTGATGCCAATGTTGATACAAACAAAGAAACACGCGCCGGCGGTTTTACTGTCACACGCGAAGAATTAACTTACTCAGAGCGCACCGCAGATAAATTCTTAGGTGATGCACTAAAAGCTCAATTCACAAATGACTATGATGCGGCAGAGCGTATTCAACGCCATCAAAAAGAAATGGCTGTTGAAAAGCGTGCATCTGATTCAGGTAATTTTGCAGGTCTTGTAGTACCACAGTATCTAGTTGATTTGTATGCACCATTAGCACGCGCCGGTAGGCCGTTTGCAGATGCCGCACGCAAACATCCTCTACCTGCTCAGGGCATGTCCGTAGTTATCAGCCGTATTACAACCGGTACAGCTGTTGCTTATCAAACATCTGAAAACACAGCCGCGGTTAGCACAGATCCAGACGATACAACACTCACAGTAAATGTAAACACAAT